CGTTTATAGGGAAAGCGAAGGGTTTTGCTCAAATGCTTAATCCACAATGTAAAATCTCATACTGCCCTGATGAATTCAGAGCTAATGCAATAGGCATGAGAAGAAGTCCAGTAACACTCGGACTTATACGTAAAGATATCCTCCTTTACGCTCAAGGACAACTGAAACAAAAGCCAGATTGTCCAATATTTGACCAAGTTGTGCGCGAGGCTTACCGCGCATTCTCTTTACCTGAGCGGGTAAAACCAATCCATCTCAATGATTTACCATCAAAAGAGCTACCTATATGGAATAGTTCACCTGGTTTGCCTTGGAAGCAATATGGTTATAATACAAAGAGAGAGGTTGTTGAGGACCCTTTATCTTGGCAGAACATCAGAATGTTTTGGCATATGGTGAAAGAAGGAAAGAAAGTTTCTCCACCAGATTGTGCTGCTTATCTTAGATCTCACATAGTTAAAGAAGATGAGTTTAAAGTGCGATCAGTTTGGGGTTACCCAGCAACAATTGCCTTTCAGGAGGCATGTTTTGCAGTTCCTTTGATTCAGGCTTACAAACAGATAGAATCACCTATTGCTTATGGTTACGAAACCGCACGTGGCGGTTGTCGTAAATTAAAAGAATATTTCGGAAAGGATAATAACATCTTATCTTCCGATTTTAAGTGCTTTGATAAAACAGTTCCTTCATTCCTAGTCAAAATCGCCTTCGACATTTTGGAGATGAATATTGATTTCAAATTTTATCAAGATTCTGGCGTTCCAAGAACTTCAAAATTATTACGAGCTTGGGACTATTTGAAAAGTTATTTTATTAAGACTCCAATTCGTATGTGTAATGGTGAACGATACCGCAAACGTCGTGGTATTCCAAGTGGTAGTGAGTTTACTCAAATTGTAGATACTATTGTGAACTTTATCTGCATTGTCTACTGCTTACGTTTACAAGAGATTGAAGTCCTCAAGCTGAAGTTACTTGGTGATGATAGCGCAGTAGCTGTGTCCCGTCGTCCTGATCTCGAGTTGTTTGGTAGTCATCTTGAAGAGTTCTTTGGCATGAGATTGAACTTGAAGAAGACTGCATATACAACAGTTGTTGCTGAAGTGAAGTTTCTTGGTTATCACCTCGGCTATGATCTTCCAGCTCGAGATCCTATTGAGTTGTGGGCATCCGTTGTACATCCAGAGCGTCCTGACCGAACTTGGGACGAGTTTGCAACTAGATGTCTTGGCTTGAAAGTTGCGAATTTTGGATTTGACAAGCATTTCGATGATTGCATGTCGATTGTGTTGTCTGTTCCTTACAACGTGAAAACCAACTCCTCGACGATGCGTTTTGCGATGGCTCTCGGCATTGACTTAGAGGATAAACCACCTGACCGATGGAAGCTGTACAATATGGCATGCGGCTATTAAATCAATTTGAAAGGTCCCCCCTTTATAACATCCCCCCCCC